CCACGACCTATGAGGCCACGTACGCGCGACGCGATAGTCGCAAGCACCGCAACATGGTGTTGTCCGAGTGGTTCCAGAAGCTGTGGCCCATGCGTCTGACCAAGTACGATGAAGCCAACTTCGAGAACGAGTACAAGGGCGGCCGGATGGCGGTGCCCTACGCGCGTTTGACGGCGGGTCGCGGCAACAGGTTGATCATCGACGATCCGCATTCGGTCAAGAAGGCCGAGAGCGAAGTGCAGCGGCGCGAGACGACGATGCTGTTCCGCGAGTCGGCGCAGTCGCGGCTGAACAACCAGGAGACGGACGCCATCCTCGTCATGATGCAGCGCCTGCACCCGGATGACCTGACTGGCGTCATTGACGAGCTGCGGTTGCCCTATACGAAGCTGGTGCTGCCCATGGAGCATGTGCGGTCGCTGTCGGTCAAGACGCCGTGGTTCACCGACAAACGCCGTGAGGGCGAGCTGCTTTGCCCAGGGCTGTGCGGCCCGGAGCGGGCGGCTGAGCTGCGGATTGCGTCGACCGAGCATGGCTGGGCCACGCAGTACCAGCAGCAGCCCAGGAGCAGAAAAGGTTCGTCGTTTTTCAACGAAGAGCATTTTCTCGTTGAGGAAGTTGTCAAGCGTGTCGTCGACGGCAAGGTTGTCGAAGACAAGCTCTACAAGCCGGTGCCTTGGGGCAAGCACAACATCGCCGCCGTGTTCTCCATTTCCGACACGGCTACCAAGGTAGGCGGCAAGCGCGACGGCACGGGGACCGTGCACTTCGGTTTCGTCCAGCACCCCAAGCCTATGCTGCTGGTGCTCGACTGGAACCTCATCCAGATACAGGCGGACACGCTGCCAGTGTGGCTGCCCAAGGAGCTGGAGCACGGCGAGCAGCTGGCGCGCGAGGTCAAGGCGCGGTTCGGCTACCAGTTCATGTGGATTGAAGACAAGGACAGCGGACAAGCGTTGCTCCAGTTTGCGGCGAAGCAGGCCAAGCTGAGCAAGCGTGTTAAGCCGCTGCCTTCGGAGATCACCGCCCTGGGCAAGGAGGGGCGCGCGGTGTCGGTGTCTGGTTACATTCATCGTGGATTGGTGAAGGTGACGGATCGTGCCTACGACAAGGTCAGTGACTACCACGGACGGTCGGCCAACCACTTCATGAAGCAGGTGACGGAATTTCGCGTAGGTCAGGGGACGCCGTTGGATGAAGATGAGCAGTTCGATTGTCTTTGCTACGGCGCCGCAGTGACGTTCGGCGATGGGAAGGGGCTGTGATGCGGACCATCGATCTTATCAAAGATCAGACCGTGGCTGGGCCAATGGTCTTTAATGTCGCCCCTGGCCTGACCGATGGCAAAGGTCTCTGACATGTACCTCCCTGCCATCATCAACGGCATGCCGTTCTACACGCGCCGCGACGTGGACGAGGGCGCGCGGGAGGCGGTGCGGAAGTGCGAGCCGGACGAGACGGACGTGCCGCTGCGGGCTATGCAGATGCAGTGGTCATCCTTCGTGAGCATTCTGTCGCCTAGCCAGGTGTGGCACTGATGCGCATCACTGCCAATATCCAGCACTCTACAATGTCGCCTGAGGAGGCTGACGCGGCCATGCGCAAAGCGTGGGCTTGGGAGCGCTCGGCTGAGGCTGCCGCGTATCTCCTTCGCAAGCAGGATGATAAACGTTGGGGCGAGGACGGAAAGCCCCGCAACCGCGCCGAGCGCCGTCGCGCTGCCTCCCTGGGCAGGTGCTAGATGGCCCGCGTAGTTGAACTAGGCTCGAACCTTGGCAACGCCTTCAACGAGATCATCACGTGCGGTGACATCGAGCCGGGCAACGACCTAAGCTACCAGATCTGCAAACTGCTCTATCTCTGGCATCCCTTTGGCGCCAAGATCGTCGAGAAGCCAGTCAAGATAGCCCAGAGCCAGAAGCGCCTCATCAAAATTCCGGACGGCCCGGAGGAGGAATGCGTCAAGGCGTTCGAGCAGCAGTGGAAGAAGATGAAAGCCAACCAGGCCATCTTCGCCACGCGGGTCCAAGCCAAGGTCTACGGCATCTGCAGCCTGGCCATGCGCGTCGATGGCGATGACGATGGCAAGGCGGTGGACTGGGATACGTTGGCCGATAAGAAGATTTCCTTCTCTGTGTACGATCCGCTGAATACGGCGGGCTCGCTGGTGTTGAACCAGGACCCGCTGGCGAGCGACTTCCAGCACGCCCAAGAGATCAGGGTCAACGGTCGCATCTTCCACAGCAGCAGAACGCGCGTGGTGATGAACGAGTTTCCCATCTACATCAGTTACACCTCGTCAGCTTTTGGTTTCGTTGGCCGCAGCTGCTACCAGCGCAGCCTCTACCCGCTTAAGTCCTACATCCAGACCATGCGGACCAACGACATGGTCGCGGTCAAGGTAGGCGTGCTGGTGGCTTACATTCAGCAAGCTGGTCCGCTCATTACGCAGGGAATGATGACGGCACTTGGTCTGAAGCGCGAAGTGGTCAAGGAGGCCAAGCTCGGCAATGTCATCAGCCTTGGCACCGGTGACGAAAAGATCGAGTCGCTCAACCTGCAGAACCTCGAAGGACCGCATACCGCTGCACGTTCGTTCATCATCCAGGATATCGCATCAGGCACGCCCATGCCGGCCAAGCTGCTGACCGAGGAGTCCTACGCGGAAGGCTTCGGCGAGGGCACCGAGGACGCCAAGGACATCGCGCGTTTCATCATGGAGGAGCGCGAGCAGATGGAGCCGCTGTACGAGTTCCTCGACAGCGTCTGCATGCGCAAGGCTTGGGACAAGGCGTTTATCGAGCGGATGCGGAAGATAGACGCGACGCTGAAGGGGCTGGACGACAGGGCGGTGTTCTACAAGTGGGCGAACTCGTTCTCGGCCGAATGGCCATCGTTGCTGGTCGAGCCGGAAAGCGAGCAGGTCAAGGTTTCGGACGTCAAGCTGCGGTCCATGATTGCCATCGTCCAGGTGCTAATGCCGCTGCTGAAGGGTGAGCAGTTGGCCATTCTGGTTGAATGGATGTCGGATAATTTGAACGAGATGAAACTCTTGTTCGGTTCGCCGTTGAACCTGGACCCTGCTCAAATTGCGGCCGACGCCGACGAACGCGAGGAGCGGCAGCATGAACTAGAGGCGTCAGGCGAGCCGCAGCAACCCAAGCCGTTCAGCAAGGCCGATAGCGCGGACAAGGCCATCGAGGACCTGAAGGCCGCAATGGCGGTGCTGACGGCCGTGCCCAAGCGGAAGCTGGAGGTGGTGCGATGATACCTGACAACCGCGTGTGGCAACTGCTTGGTTATGCCGTCAAAAACGGTCACTGTTTTTTCAAGATATGCGGTGAAAATGGCGGCATGTTTGGATACGGCACAGTTCAGATGGCGCCAGGTTTTGGGATAAACGATCATCTGAATAAGTATTTTGGTTACGCGGTGGTGCGATGAACACCGCAGCCATGGCAGCTGGTGTGCGCGCCTGCGAAAAGATGATGACCGCCATGTCAGAGTACCGACTGGCGATCATGCGCGGCGACGATGGAGAACAGGAGCGGAGGAGCGCACAAGACAACCTCGACGCCTACCTCGACCACGTCGCCGCGTTGATACTTTCCGAGAAGGTGATCGATGGCTGACGCCTTCGACACCATCCTCCGCGAAGCCATGGCCTACTTCAAGGATCGCGGCTTTACGTCCGCCGAGGTGCTGGACGAGTGGATGCGCAAGCTCGAAGAAGCGATGCGCGCCCAGTTGGTGCCCGAGTGGAAGATCGAGGAAAAACTGCAACAGGCGTTGGGCGCGGTGTTCCGCCAGCAGGTCGACAACGGCAAGGTGCTGGCGCGGCATCCGGGCGTGGCCCGCTACACGCTCGACCGGGTACGGCCGGAACTGCGGGCGGAGCTTACCAAACGGATCGCCGCCAACGCCGCGCTCATCAAGCTCAACCGCAAGCAGGAGATCGATGCGACGCTGCGCAGGTTCGCTGGATGGGCGTCGTCGGTGCCGACCGGTGGTACACCCCTGGGCACGAAGGACGCCAAGGAAGGCATCCGCAAGGGGTTTGCGTCGCTGCCGTTCAAAGAGAGGCGTGTGCTTATTGATCAAGGAGCGAAGCTGGTTTCTGCCGTCTCCAGCATTGTTGCTACTGGCGGTGGGGCAATCGCTGCTACCTGGTTTAGCCATTATCATCAAAAAAACTATGACTTCCGGGAACAACACAAGAAGCGTGAGATCGATAGCAAGAAGAAGCCGTATCTCATTCGTAACTCGTGGGCCATGGAGCGCGGTTATCTCTCGCGAACTGGCGTCACTTACACGGATGAAATCGAACAGCCAGGAGAATTCGTCTTCTGCAGATGCGCTTACGTCTACAAATTCAATCTAAGAGATTTGCCCGATGACATGCTGACCGTCAAGGGCCGCGAAGCGCTGGCCGATGCTAGAAAGATGATGGCAGCATGAACACTTATTACGTTTACATCGTATTTAGATCGAGCGGCCAACCTTGCTACGTGGGCAAAGGGAAAGGGGACCGTGCCGAGCAACATCTGCGCAAGAGTCACAACAGATATCTAAATCGTATTGTCGCCAAAGACGGTGGAGATCTACCGATAGTTAAGGTCCAGGAGAACTTGACCGAGACGGCAGCTTTTGAACTAGAGAAGTTGTTGATCTTTACTATCGGAAGAAAAAAAGATGGTGGGCCGTTGGTCAACCAAACAGATGGCGGTGATGGAGTTTCTGGATGGGTTCAAACTCCATCACAGATTGAAAAACTTCGCGCGACCCGTGTTGGCCGAAAGCTGTCTGAAGAATCGCGTCATAAGGTAAGCGTTGCTTTGGCAGGTAGGTCTAAA